TCTCAAGCAGCGCGATATCCATGCCCGGATTCTTTTTGCCGGGATTCAGTCGATCCACAAGCGGGTCTACGACGTCCAACAGTGTGACCTGGTGCTCATTGACGAGGCGCACCTGATTCCGCGCTCGAGCAACACCATGTACCGGCGCTTTCTGTCTGACCTGGTCCGGCTCAACCCCCAAATGAAGGTGATTGGCCTGACCGCTACGCCGTACCGGCTGGACTCAGGCCTTCTGCATGAGGGCGATGACGCCATCTTCACAGATATTGCCTATGAGGTGTCGGTGCGCGAGTTGATCGACCAAGGCTACCTCTCCCCGCTGATTTCCAAGCGCATGGCCACCCAGATTGACCTGACCGGCGTGGGCACCCGTGGCGGTGAGTTCATTGCCAAGGACCTGGAGGCGGCGGTAGACAAGGACTCAATCACCCAGGCCGCCGTTGACGAAATCTTCTCCTACGGCAAGGACCGCAAAAGCTGGCTCATTTTCTGCGCCGGTGTGGACCATGCCTACCATGTGCGCGATGCGATTCGTGCGCGTGGCGTGAGTTGCGAGACCATCGTAGGCGAGACACCTGGGGCGCAGCGTGAGGCCATCATCCATGACTTCAAGGCCGGTAGGATTCAATGCCTGACCAACGCCAATGTGCTCACCACCGGGTTCAACGCCCCGGGCGTTGACCTGCTGGCCATGCTGCGCCCGACCAAGTCGGCGGGGCTGTATGTCCAGATCGTGGGTCGCGGTTGTCGGCAGACCCCTGGTAAGACCGATTGCCTGGTCTTGGACTTTGCCGGCAACATCGCCCGCCACGGCCCCATTGATGCCGTCAAGCCTAAGCGCCCCAAGGGCGGTGAGGATGGCGTTGCACCCACCAAGGACTGCCCCGAGTGCGACAGCATCGTGCACGCCTCGGTGCGCACCTGTCCTGATTGCGGGCACGCGTTCCCGCCGCCTGAACTCAAGATCGACGCCAAGGCCAGCAACCTGGACATTTTGTCCTCCGGCAAGTCCGAGTGGGTACCCGTCACCCGGGTCGCCTACGCCCGACATGACAAGCCGGGCAAGCCACCCTCACTGCGCGTGGACTACTGGAGCGGGCTCACGCACCACAGCGAGTGGATCTGCATAGAGCATCATGGGTATCCGCGTCAGAAGGCAGCCTCCTGGTGGGCCAACCGTGCCCAGGGCTTGCCGTTGCCCCAGCGAGTGGATGAAGCGATCGCCTGCGCACCCAAGCTGCGCTGTCCCTCCGAGATCGCTGTTCGTCCCAGTGGGCGTTACACCGAGATCGTCGGGGCCCGGTTTGCATGATGTGCGTGATCTGCCGCAGGGATGACCGCGGCTATGGATTTGCACCTCGCTCTATCCGTGTGGACGCGCCAGACAGCAAACAGTGCTCTCGACGCTGCCAAAACATTACTGCAAGGCTAAAAGGAATGATTGATCCAAACAAACACGAATCCCATGCGTTGGCAGCCGCCGGCATGAGCGCGGGCGCCTATGTCGAGGAGATCGGCAAGACCGACCTGGCAAGCTGGACCGAGCAGGAGTGGGCGACGCTTATCGATGTGGCAGTCACCGCATTTCAAGACTCGCTCCGCCAGGCCTATGCCGATGACCCGCCGTTTTAAGGAACGCCATGACAAACAACAATTTCATGGCGCAGTTGGGCGCCACCCTGGTTGACCGCGGTTATCCGATTCTGCCGATTCAGCCCAACACTAAAAAGCCCGGCCTCTACAAGCTTGGCGCCTGGCACGAGTACCCCAAGTGGACTCGGCACTGCGAGCGTGACACCACCGACAACGAGGTCGACATCTGGGGCAACTGGCCCGAAGCCGGCATCGGTATTGCCGCTGGGCGGGTGATCGGCATTGACATCGACATCCTCGATTCACCCACCATGGCGTTGGAGATCGAGGCGCTGGCCAAGCGGATGCTGGGCGATACACCTGCGGTTCGCATCGGCCACGCACCCAAGCGCATGCTGGTCTACCGGGCTGTGCAGCCGTTTTCTGGCTTTAAGTACCCACCCATTGAGGTGCTGGGGGTTGGCCAGCAGTTCATCGCCTATGGCATCCACCCCAATACCGGCAAGCCCTATGACTGGCCAGTGAGCACCTTGGCGGACCTGAGTCCTGATGACTTGCCCGGCATCACGGAGGCCCAGGCGCGGGAGTTCGCCAAGGAGGCGTACCGTTTGATTCCGGCCGAGTTGCGTCCCAAGACCTTGGGCGTTGGCTTGCGTGCGCCGATGGCGTGCGCCAACCTGCCTGAGCAGCGTGGTACCTATGAAGCTGTGGAAGATGCCCTCAGGCACATTGTCAATGCCGATCTGGATTACGACAGTTGGGTCCGTGTCGGGATGGCCACCAAGGGGGCGCTTGGCGATGGGGGATGGCCATTGTTTGAGGCATGGTCCGCAAGCTCGCACAAGAACGACCCCAAGGCGACGGCGCGCAGTTGGCGCAGCTTCGCCCCCCAGCGCATTGGTGCTGGCACGATCTACAAGCTGGCGCTTGACAATGGGTGGGAGCCCGACGCCAAGATACAGTTGAATGGGGAAATTGTGATGAACGGGCACCACCCGGCGCGTGAGCTTCTGCAGGCGCTGCAGGCCACTGCCCCCATTTCTGTTGAACCGCAGGAAATCTCGCTGCCACCGCCCAAGCCCATGCCGGTCGGCTGGGATCAGGTGGGTGGTGTGATCGCAGACATGATGGCATTGATGGCGGCGACGGCCAAACGCCCCCAGCCAGTCCTCGCACTTGGAGCGAGCTTGTGTGCGATCGGCGCCCTGATGGGGCGCAAGTACCGTACGGAAAGCAACATCCGATCGAACCTCTATGTGGTTGGCATCGCCGAGAGTGGAGCCGGCAAAAACCACAGCCGTGTGGTGATCAACGAGTTATTCCGCAAGGCAAACTTGTTGCAGTACTTGGGTGGCAACAAGATCGCATCGGGCTCAGGCCTGTTGACAGCCATCCAGCGCCAGCCCGCGATCCTGTTCCAACTCGATGAGTTCGGGATGTTCCTCTCGGCCGCGGCCGACCGCAAGCGTTCGCCGCGTTATGTGTGCGAGGTCCTGGACCTGATGACCGAGCTCTACACGACCTCAGGCACCACCTATTTCGGGGTCGAGTACGCTAGCACTCAGCACAACAACGCCCACCGGGCTATTCACCAGCCATGCGCCTGCATCTATGGCACCACGACGCCTTTGCACTTTTGGCAAGCGCTGCAGGCGTCCAACGTGGCAGACGGATCGCTCGCCCGCTTTCTGATCATGGAAAGCGAGGACGACTTCCCGGACAGCAACGAGGCCTTCGGCATCATCGACCCGCCCCAAGCCCTCATTGACCGGCTGATCCTTATCCACCAGGGTGGAGGCAAGCTCAACGGCAATCTCACGGATGTGGGTGCCATCGATGAGGTGCTGGTGGACCCTCGCCTGGTCCCGATGACGCCGCAAGCCAGAGCCACCTTCCGCCAGCTTGACCAGGAATTGGTTGAGCGCCTTCGTACATCTCGGGGCACCGGTTACTCCTCAATCCTCGCCCGGATCGAGGAGAACGCCACCAAGCTGGCGCTCATTCGCGCGGTCTCGCGTGAACCAATAGACCCCCAGATCGAGGATCACGATGCCGAGTGGGGGATCATGCTCTCGCGTCACTGTGCTGAGCTCACAATCCGTGAAGCTTCTGCGCGGGTGTCCGAGAACCAGGTCGAGTCCCACCACAAGCGGGCCATGCAGATTTTGCGGGATGCGGGCATGGCTGGCATGTCCAAGAGCGACTTCACAAGGCGCACACAATTCATGGACCACCGACAGCGCGACGGCGTGTTGCGCACTTTGAGCGAGGCCGGGCTGATCGAGGCCACCACGCTTCAAAGCAAAGGCAGGCCCACTCAGATACTAAAAGCGTTATAAATCAATCACATGTGCCACCCTGGCGGGCTTGCTTCAGTAATTTCATCTTTCAAACCCCCCACTAGAGATACACCTATAAAAAGTGGGGCCCTAGAGCCTCGCGCGCGCGAAGCCCGCCAGACAGAGACAGAGAGAAGGAGAACTAGATTGAAATAAATAAATATTGAACTATCTATCTACTACTCCCGGGCACCCTGCCTTGGCGTTGAAAGATGAAGTATTGAAATTTGTTTTGCAGTCGATTGCGCACCACATTGACTTCCCCGTAGCCGTAACGAAACCGGACATGAGGGAGCCCCGCACCAGCCCTGACCCGGCGATGCCTGAGCTCCTCCAGGTCGCTTGAACAAGTGGGCACGAGCGCTTGTTCGCACCCTTGGAGGACCTACCCCATGCATAACCCTCAAGATTCACAACCCAACGCCACACGCCAAGCCATGCTTGCGCTGGACCTGGGCACCACGACTGGCTGGGCCTTAAGCCTGCCGGATCGCAGGGTGACCCACGGCTATGTCAACTTCAAGCCTCAACGATTCGAAGGCGGCGGCATGCGCTATCTGCGCTTTCGCCGTTGGCTTGATGAGCTTTTGACGACGGTAGCTCCGAGCAGCTCGCTACAAGGGCTTGGCGCCGTTTATTTCGAGGAGGTGCGCCGCCACCTTGGCGTTGATGCTGCGCACGCCTACGGCGGCTTTCTGGCAACGCTGACAGGCTGGTGTGAGCACCAAAAGATCCCTTACCAGGGCGTCCCCGTGGGCACGATCAAGCGCCATGTGACGGGCAAGGGCAACGTGGGCAAGGCAGAAGTGATCGTGGCGATGCGTGCCTTAGGTCACCCGGTGATTGATGCCAATGAAGCCGACGCGCTGGCGCTCTTGCACTGGGTGATGGCGCACAGCCCAGAGCGCATTGTTGACACGGAGGTGCACCGTGGCTAAAAAACAAATCGCACAACCACTGACCCACGGCACGTTGGTGAAGCTGCCCGGTGGACGGGTTGGTGAATGGATCAGCCAAGCAGAAGAAGGCACCCGCTATCGAACCGAGCACTTTCGCTGCATCGACTCCTTGGGCATCTTGCTGCGCAACGGATCGATCACGCCTCAGATGCACGATGCGGGAGAGGACTTCAACCGAACCTTTGTCTTTGCCCAGATGGGCCTCGCAGGCGCCCCGCCGCTCACCCGCATCCCCGGTGGCCAGTGGACGGACAGCATGACCGAGCGGGTGGTCTGGGCGCGCAAGCGCATGCATGAGGCGCTCGACGCTGTCGGCGGAATCAGAAGCCCCGGTGGTTGCGCCGTTTGGCACGTGGCAGGGCTAGGACGCAGCGTGAAAGAGTGGTCAGCCGTTGAGGGGTGGAACGGGCGCACCCTCAACCAGTACGAGGCCAAGGGCATCTTGGTCGGTGCGCTCGCGGTGCTGGCCGCGCACTATGGCTACAGTCGTTGAACAGGTGGCACTGGCTTGCAGTGTGTAAAGAAATGCTTTACACTTTTGCCATGATTGGGTCGTTCAAGCACAAAGGTCTTCAGGAGCTATTTGAGAAGGGCTCCAGCGCTAAGCTGCAAAAGGCCCTAGCGGAGCGAGCGCTTCGCCGACTTGATGCCATTGACACGGCCAAGACACCAGAGGCTTTGAATGTTCCAGGTTTTGATTTCCATGGACTTCAAGGCAAGCCAAAACGTTACAGCGTACATGTCAATGGTCCGTGGTGCATCACCTTTGAGTGGCAGGGTGAGAACGCCGTCAAAGTTGATTTTGAGAATTATCACTAGGAGTGAATGATGCGTAAACGTGTACCGACCCATCCCGGAGCGATCCTTCGAGAAGATGTGTTGCCCAGCCTGCCGGGCATGTCTGTCAGCGCCTTCGCACGTAACTTGGGTGTTTCCCGCCAGACCCTGCACGCGGTGCTGGCCGAACGCAGCGGCGTGACAGCCGAGATGGCCCTGCGTTTGGGAACGCTGCTTGGAAATGGTGCACAACTCTGGCTGGATATGCAGACCAAGTTTGACCTATGGCAAGCGGAAGCCAAACTGCACGATCAACTGCGTCAAATGAAGCGACTTGAGCCCTTGGTAACGGCTTGAGGTAATTTTCAGGTGTTAGATCGACCTGCCAGTGCCAAGTACAAGCTCAAGATTTTTTGTCTGATATAGGGCTGCTCGGCCGAGATTTCAGGATTGAGAAAAGTGCTTGACGCGGTATATATCGAAGGGGTAGTATTCAGTTAATCACTTAAATCACGCCTACCTAGTTCATCTCTGTGGGCGTTTTGTTTTCGGCCCTTCAAACCCGCCCCATGCACCCAGTGCTGCGAGGCGGGTTTTTCATTTCAGGCCCTCCATGCAACCCATCCACATCGAGTACCGTCCGATTTCAGATGCCCCAGGATACGAAGCTGGTAGCGATGGCCGCATCCGGGCGATTGCTCGGACGATCCTTAAGCCTAGTGGTCACGATGGTCACTATGTCTGCCGACTTGTGGCACGCACCTTGAAGCCTTGGCTTGCAGGGGCAGGCTACCGCTATGTCCAACTGGGTAAAGCTGGTCCCAAATGTGCTGTTCACAGACTTATCTGCACAGCCTTCCATGGGAAGGCTCCCGTGGGTTTCGAGGTCGCACATCTGGACGGCGATCGAATGAAAAACACGCCAGAAAACTTGGCCTGGGTCACGCACTCGGAAAACGAAAGGCTTAAGCAAATCCACGGAACAGCGCCTGACTACGGCACCTTGCGCTGGGGAACGCGCAAAGTCTTCAGGGATGACTTCGTAACTCTCTACGTGCTTCACAAGCATTTCGGGATCTCGCGCTCAGAACTGGCGCGCCAAAACCAAGTGTGCCGACCGACCATCGACAAAGCCGTCAATACAGTTCAACAGGTTCTCGGAGAATTGAATGCAAATGCCTGACGCCATCGCTGCGGATGAAACAAGCTCTGCACCCCCCTTGGGGGTCGAAGCGCGATTGGCTGATCGACTTGAGCTTTGGCCGATATCGAAGTTGCTGCCGTATATCCGAAACCCAAGAAAAAATGAGCACGCCGTCGAGCAAATGGCGGGAGTCATCCGTGAGTTCGGATTTCGCATTCCGATCGTGGCACGCAGCAGCGGCGAGGTGGTCGATGGACACTTGCGATTGAAAGCTGCACATAAGCTGGGCTTGCTCAGCGTGCCGGTCGTGTTGGCTGACGAACTGACGGAAGCTCAGATCAAGGCCTTCCGTATTCTTGCCAACCGCTCGGCCACCTGGGCCGATTGGGATGACGAACTGCTTGGCCTAGAGCTGATTGATCTGAAGGATGCCGGCTTTGACTTGGGACTGACTGGCTTTTCGCAAGACGAGTGGGAGGCGCTCATCGCAGGTGATGAAGCCGACCGCACGGGGCTCACCGACGACGACGCAGTGCCCGAGCTTGCCGAGAACCCCGTGTCCAAGACCGGAGACATCTGGATCCTTGGTGATCACAAACTGCTTTGCGGTGATGCCACCAAGGCGGATGACTTTAAGGCGTTGCTTGGCGACGAACTCGTTGATATGACCTTCACCGACCCGCCTTACAACGTGAACTACGCCAACACCGCCAAGGACAAGATGCGCGGCAAGAACCGCCCCATCATGAACGACAACCTGGGCGAAGGGTTC